AAAGCTTAGGCAATTTGTCCGCGATAATGGGAAGGTTGTTCGCAGACGGTACAGTTTTCCACCAGTCGTTACTGTGGAGGACACCGTAGTCGACTCTAACGCGGTCCTTTATGGACCGAATTCGGAGCCGGCAATATTCGGTGACTTCAATGTAACGCCCAGGCCGCAGGTTGTACGTCACCGTGAGGTGACGGTGAACCGTTGGTTTTCAGGAGCATTTGTCTATCATATTCCCCAGACTGTCGTCCGGGCAATATATAGTCCATTTGCTGATAAGTTCCAAGAGATGAGAATTCTTCTTGGGACTGACCTGACTGCCAACGTTCTTTGGCAACTTGCGCCTTGGAGCTGGGCTGTTGACTGGTTTACCAATGCCGGCGATGTGATTAACAACGCCGATATGTGGGCCAGTGATGGCTTGGTGATGAAGTATGGGTATATCATGGAGCACAAAGTGCAACGTGATATCTATACTTACGTCGGCTCTACTCGTATTCCTTCATTGGATCGAGTAGGCTGGCGTCCTTCTCAACTTCAAGTTGTCCTTGAGACAAAGAGAAGAAGGAAGGCTAACCCCTTCGGGTTCGGACTGACCTATGATGGTCTATCCGCCATCCAGAAGTCCATCCTAGCCGCCCTTGCTGTTTCTAAAAACAGCTGGCGGTTCTAGGAGTGTTGTTCTGCAAAAACGCTACATTGGAGCTGTTCCACAGCTCTAGGAGTGATGCCTATGGCACTAGCCGACCCTCAGTCTATCACTATTAGCGCGGTGACCACGCCACTTCCGAGAACTTTTTCGGAGGGAAGCGAGTCTGCCTACGTTAGCAGTGACGGACTGTGGAAGCTGTCGATTAACCACAACCTGGTAAAACAGGGGAGGCGTCGACACCTTCTGAGGTTCGACCACTCGAAGGTTGCCCCGGATCCCATTAGTGCTCAGAATGCGTCGGTGTCGTTGTCCGTGTATACGGTCTTCGACGTCCCACGTTTCGGTTACACTAATGCCGAGGTGATGGCGGTTTACGCGGGCTACAAGGCCCTGCTTGCCGCATCTTCGGATGCGATCGTCACCAAGGTTATTGGTGGCGAATCGTAGCGAGGAAGATTCATTGTCGCCTAAGGACGAAGGTCGTGAGGCCGATAGGCCTTTTCGACTTAGTCTAGGGCGGCAACTTCGCCACGACGACGTTGAGTTCAACGAGCTTGACATTAGATTGAGAGTAAGCTATAAAACGCTTCTCCTAGTCTTTGTCTTGTTCGATGTTGCTCATCGTATCGTTAATTCGCTATCCGACTCTGCCTTTATTCAGGGGATTTTCTCCTGAATTAGGGGTTCGAGTTGGTAGTGATAGGCTGCATCCGTGAGGATGTCACTCGGTGGTGCTAGTTAGCTCCATTCTGTAACAACGACGCCGGGTGCTCTCCCGGAGAAAGATAGTAGCATAATATGCCAAATCAGTCCCCTGGGGAGCTTTACCCCCCGGATGTGGAGTACGCGCTACTCATCCTGCGCTTCGGCAATGCCGAAGCGAGGGCGAGGCGCCAATCCGAATTCCGCTATCAGCTCGAAGTGCCTATCCACGAAGCCATCAAGCTGGGTCAGATCGAAGATCTGTTCCCAGTTTGGGACAATGTGGACGAGCGCTTCTTGTCTGTCGCGGACGTCTATGACAGGCTGGATCCCAAAAACGCCTACTGGGTTGACTACCAGTGGGAGCGCATCTTTAAGAGGCGCTTTTCGTTTCGGGAGAACTAGCGTTTAGTAACATAGGCTATGGATCTGGTTACCTTCTCAAGAGAGGAGGGTCAGTGAAAAGCCTTATGTCACTCTGGTCCAGGTTGGCAGATGAATCCGCCGACCTATGCTGCACGAGCGCCAGCCGCGACATTAATACCGTCGCGGCGCGTGTCGAACATGAGGGGTGGTCGTTTATGACGATCACCCTACCTGACCTTGGTAAAGCTACCCAAAAGTGGCTCGACCAGGGTCGGGTGACTAGCCACCCTACGTTCACTTGTGAACGTGGGGGAAGTCTCCCCCGATTTCTCGGAGGTTTCTTCAGTCGTGTGTTCGACCGGAATAGTGGTCTGTTGCTCGACGATCCTTGTACGGATTCCATCAGAGCCATCCGTCAACTAACGTTGATGTTTGGCAAGATGGAACTTCCCTGCTCAGAAATGCGCAGGGAGGCTGCCGTCTCGAATTATGTCGAGTGTGAACAGGAAGTCCGTTTGTTCGACAACGAACTCTCGGAGAGCGATCTTCGAGATTTCGTTAATATGTCGAACATGCTCTATGGTCGTATTTTCTCTCAAGTAGACAGAGATGTCTACTATGGGAGTTACGTTCCAAGGCACGGTCCAGGATCTACCTCTGATGGACTTAAGGGAAACCAAAAGTTCCTTCAAGGGGTCTGGACCGAACGTCTCGAACAAGCCGGCCTCGCGGCTGGTGAGAATCTCTTGCCGAACTGGCGCTTTTATGACCAGATCGCAGGAGTTGATTTCCTTGAACCTGGCGCGGAGGTACCTGTTAAGGTTACCCTCGTGCCTAAGACGCTGAAAACTCCGCGAGTCATCGCCATGGAGCCGACCTGTATGCAGTATATGCAGCAGGCCATACTCCAACGATTTCTCACGCACCTCGGTAATGATGACTTCATTGCGAGGGTTATCGGTTTTGATGATCAAGTCCCTAATCAGGACATGGCTCGTCAAGGTTCGATTGATCACCGAACCGCGACACTCGATTTGAGTGACGCTTCCGATAGAGTTTCTAATCAGCTCGTTCGAGCTATGTTGCATCGGTGGCCCTATTTGTCACGGGCTGTCGAGGCAACACGGTCTCGCCGGGCTGAGCTTCCGTCGGGCGAAGTAATTCGTCTGTCGAAGTTCGCGTCGATGGGTTCAGCACTATGTTTTCCTGTGGAGGCGATGGTTTTCACAACATTGATCTTCATGGGGATTCAGAAGTCGCTCAACACGCCACTTTGCCGCAAAGACCTGAAAAGGTATGCGGATTCGGTGCGTGTCTTTGGTGACGATCTAATTGTCCCCAGAGACCATGTGCTTAGCGTCGTCAGCTCACTCGAACATTTCGGTGCAAGAGTGGGGACTGACAAGTCTTTCTGGACTGGGAAGTTCAGAGAGAGTTGTGGCAGGGAGTACTTTAATGGGACGGACGTCAGTATTGTCCGTGTCCGGCAAGCGTTTCCTGCACGACGCCAAGACGCGAATGAGGTTATATCGCTTGTCTCCCTTCGTAACCAACTTTATCTAAGTGGTTACTGGCAGACAGTGAGATGGTTGGATGGAGAACTAGAGAAGCTACTGACACACTTCCCTACCATCCTGCCAACTTCCTCATTGCTGGGCAGGGTTAGCTTTCTTGCCTGGGACGAAAA